CGGCCCCGGGCCCCCCGGCATCGGCGGCGGGCCCCCGGGCCCCGGCGGCCCGGGCGGAGGCGCTCCCGGCGGCGGCGCGCCGGGCAGACCGGCGGGGCCGGCGAGCTGCGCCATGGCTTGCGACAGCGCTTGCGCCTCGGCGGCAATCGCGAGGCCGACGTGTTGGTGGATATGCGCTTGCATCGCCACGCGCGCGTCCTCGCTTAAGCTGTCGCTCTCGACGATATGCTGATGCCCTTGGACGTGCGCCGTATGGTCGTCTTGCGGCGACACCCGGAGCTCGTCGGCGCGGTTGACGCGCGCAAGCGCGTTTTCCCATCGCCAATCGGACGGCTCGAGTTTCGCGGTTTTGATGACGCGGTCGGCGTCGGGCAACCCGAGCCCGACCGACCAAAACGTCCGCAAGATATACGGCCAATCCACGGTAACGCCCTGCGCCGCGAGCTGGTCTTGCGGCACTTGCGTCATGAGCGCGATGCCTTGGACCATTTGCTGCGCGCGCACTTGCTGGTTGAGCGCGTTCGTGGTGCCGAGCCATTGCCACTCATACTCGCCGACCAAGTCGGCGACAGTGATGGGATGCTCGACGAGCTCGAGGCCGTCGGCGCCGGCGACTTTCAGGATGATATCCCGGTCGAGGCATTGCTGCGTGAGAATGTCGCTCCGCTCGAGCAAGGGCACCATGACGTCGTCCTCGAGATTCTCGACGATGGCGCGGAGGTCCACGGCGGAATCGGCAAGCTGCGCGGCGAGCCCGGCGGAATCTTGCGACCCTTGCTGTTGCGGCGCCATCGGGCGCGCCGGCGTCGGCGCCACGAGCGTATCGGCGAGCCCGACGTAATTTGAGACGGCCTCAAAGCCGGCCTGCGCGGCGCCTTGCGGTGGCGTCGTGAATTGCACGCCGGCGGGGTTGGCTAACCACTTGGCGCCGGGCGCCATGCGCAACGAGGTCGGATCCTGTACCGCGCCGATATCGACGACCGCAATCGGGTTGGTCGACCAGACAAAGGCGTCGCCCGATTGGTTGCCGAGGTCGTTGACAAAATACTGCATGTAGTCAAAGAGCTCGCACAAGCCGCGCCCATAAAATTCCTCGGCGACTTGCACAAAGCGGCCGACGAGCCATTGCGAGCCGCCGTGAAAGAACGGCCGGCGTTGCACGCGGAGCGGGATTTCGTCGGCGCCGAGCGTGACCAAGTACGGCGCCGGGTCGTCGTCCTCGAGGTCGACCGTCCACATACACTCGGTGATATCGAGCGGGCGGAGCGCCGCGGGCACGTTGGCGTCGAGCGGCGCCGTGAATCCCTTGTCGGCGAGCCGTTGCGCGAGCGCGTCGTACTTGTCGGGGTTGCGCGTGCCACCGCCCGAGCGGTTGGCAATCGCTTGGTCGTAGAGGTCGACCAACGCGCCGACGCCCTCGTACACGTTGCCGGCGTCGGGGTTGGACGGGTCCAGCGGCTTCTGCGCCATCGCATACACGCGACTTCGCGGCACGCAACGGTCCTCAAAGGCGAGCGTCGCGTCCTCGAGCCCGGCGGCCGTGACCGGCCACACGTAGAACGCAAAGAGGTCCACCGGCTCAAAGGTCGGCCCGAGGAAATCGGCGACTTTCTCGACGGAGTCAATCGTGCGGCCCGACGGCGCGCCCTCGTCGTCGAGCACGTCGCGCAGCACGGTTTGCTCGTGCTCGACGCACCGCCACACGTTGCGCACGGGGCTCGTGCCGTACGTCACGAGCTGGCGCAACCACGGGAGCGCGTGTTTCCTGAGCCGCATGTGGCGGCGCATCCAATACTTTTGCAGCGCCACCTTGGCGGGCACGCGCGCCTCAAAATCTTCGCGCAACGCCTTGCACGCAAACCAGTCTTGGTCGGGGAAGAGGTCGCGCTTCAAGCGCGTAACCCATTGCTCAATCCACCGCCGCCCAAGCGGAAAATAGGTGTTGGTCCGGCCCCGATACCCCTGCATATCGTGCCGCACGCTCCAAATCCGGTAGTAGCGCAACCAGCGCTCGCGCAAGACGCCGTTGCGCTCTTGCCGCGTGCGGCGCACGAGCGGCACGAGCTCGTCGCGGCATCGCGCGGCTATCTCCGGGTCGAGCGCGAGGTTGGTCGGGGGCGCGCCGCGCCCCGGCCCGAGCGTGGCGGCCGCGGCGCCGCCGGCGGCTCGACGCGCCATCCCTTACCGCTCGCCCGTGTTGCCCATGCCCCGAGGTCCTCGGGCGGGCCCGTGTAGCGGGCGCCCCCCGGGCCCGTCAACCGCTACCATGCGCAATCCGCTTTCGCGGCGGCTTGCAGCTTGAGCATCCACTCGGACGCCGAGCCTTGCAGGTTATCGTTCAAGTAGCGGGCGGCGTCGCACACGTCCTTGTACGGGTGCGTCGGCATCGGCTTCCCGGTTTTCGCATGGCGCGCAAAGCCGCCGGACAACGCGCTATGCAGAATCGGGCACCGCGGGTCGACGAGCAACGCCGGGCTCGGGAGGTCCTCGCCGGGAATCCGCACGCGGCGCAAGAGCCGGTCGCGCAGATTGTTGTATGAGGCGTCGCCGCGGCCGCCGAATGTTTGCAGAATGATCCCGTGCGAGAGCAACACGCGGCGAATCGACCCGAGCTCCATTTCATGCAACGCCTCGGGGTCGCCGGCGTCAAAGCAATTGGCGCCCGGGCCGACGAGCTCGAGCGTCATCGCCTTCGTGGCCTCGATTTGCGTTGTGAGGTTGGCATGCTCAAGCACGAGCTCGCCGACAAAGCCGAGGCGCCCGTGGATATCGAGCTGCGCAAAGAGCGTGACCGGGCACACTTGCCCGAAATCCCAGCCCCGCAAGAGCCGCGCGCCGGGGTTGACGGGAAACGGCCGGCGCATCTCCGCGGGCACGTATTCGGGCAACACGGGCTCGCCCGCGGCGAGGTCAAAGGCAATTTCCATTTCCCGTTGCCAACCCCGCGGCGGCATGCCTTGCTGCGCGGCGCGTTTCCACGCCGGGTCGCGCTTGGCGGGGTCGGCCGTGTAATGGAGCTCGACGACGTGGACGCCGTTGCGCGGGCACCGCCATTCCGTCACGCCCGGGATGGGTTGCGTCGCCCCGCCGCGCGGGTCGGGCGCCGCGCCGCGCGTGCCGAGGAACGGCATCTTAGCCCCACCGCGCGCGAATCAGCACGGGCGCCACGGCCGTCACGCGGCCCTCGGCATTCACGGTGACTTGCGCGACATTGTACTTGTCGCCCGCGGTGCCCGCCGTGACGCCCGACGCCGCGAGCGTCGGGTTGGGATACGTGCCCGCCAGCGAGCCGCCCGCCGCGCCGGTCGGGGGGCCCCCGCCGCCGGCGTGCGCGTCGACGTACTGCTTGGTCGCGAGGTGGAGCGGGGCCGTCGGGTCGGTCGTAACGAGCGCGTGCCCGGTCGCGTCGAGCGTCAAGAGCGCCGCAAACGCCGGCGCGCCCGAGGTCGCCGGGGCGCGCAGGACCGCGAAATTGTCGCTCGTGCCCTGCAAGCGGACAAGCCAGGATGGCTCACCCGTATTGTCGGGGCTCGCCGTGAATGGCACGGCGGCGTTGAGCGACAGCGACGCCGACGACGACGCATCGGCGACGAGCCCGGCGCCGAGCCGCGCCTTGACGGTGCGCGCGCCCCATTGCAGCGCGTTGCCCGCGGCTTGCGACACCAGGACCTTGTTGGCGTCGCCCGGCGTCAACACGTTGCCGGCTTGAATCGTGCGCCACGTCGGGTCGGCGACGCGCACCCATTGCCGGCCGTTTGCCACCGTGCCGCACGCCATGAGCGTGACCGATTCGTTGGGCGCAATCGTGATAAACGCATTGACGCCGTCAATCGTATTGGCGCCGGCGGGCATGATGGTCGCTTGCCGCGCCGCTTGCGCGTCGACGCGCGTAATCCGAAAGACTTGCCCGGCGAGCGCCGTGCCCCACGCGGGCAAGGTAAGCTGCACGTCGGCGACGTTGGCGTTGATTAAGCTATCATGGTTGGCCGCCGTCAGCGTCGCGTTGGCCGTGTAGAGGGTTTGCGTCCCGAGCGAGCCGTCGGCGGCGGCGGCGGGCGGCGTCGTCCACACCGTGTCGTAGTCGGTCGCGCTATTCTTCGCGAGCACTTGCCCGGTCGTGCCGCCCGCGGCGACGCCGGGGCCCGCCGGCCCGGCCGGGCCCGTGGCGCCCGGCGCCCCCGTCGTGCCCGTGGCGCCTTGCGGCCCGGTCG